TGCCTGCCTTTTCATTCTCGCAGCTTGCAGCTCAGACTCAAACCGCGAACAAGCCGCCCTTGACGCCGTTGTGATCGTTTACACCAGCGCGCAGGGCTCGGCCCACGGCTCTGGTGTGGTGATCGGCCAGGGCCTGATCTTGACTGCAGGCCATGTGAGCCGTGGCCGAGAGATGTTCATCGCATTTCGTGACGGCGAGGTTGTGGCCGGCAAAGAGGTAAAGATTGCCCTGGAAGGTCCGGCCCCTGACCTTGCCCTTGTTTATGCCCCTACAGGCGACAGAGAGGCCGTCTCAGTGCGTTGCACGCCCGTTGTGGTGGGTGAGCCCCTTTTCGTTGCCGGACACCCCGTAGTGGCCCGCTGGGTGATGATGTGGGGAAAGGTCGCCAGCACTGACCTTTTGGAAGACGGGAGCCGCGAATTGATCGGGGAAGAGGGCAGCTACTTCATCGCACAATTGCCCGTTGCGCCCGGTTCATCCGGCGGCCCAGTCTTTGATTCCGATGGCAACCTCGTCGGCATCGCCACGGCGCTCTTGAACGCGCCGATGCCCATGGGCTTCGCGACCATCGCCGTACCGACCTCGCTGGCAATCATCCAATCACCCCAGACAATATGCGGATTTATTTAATGCGTGACCCAGACATTCTAACCGGCGCAACATGGTCCGCTGCGGGCGGCACCGGCCTGACCATTCAGTACATAACCGACTTTGGAAGTCTCGTTGTGGTGGTTCTGAACATTGCCCTGGCACTTGCGGGCTTGGCCCTGATCGGGTACAAAATCAGGAAGGCCCATCTTGAAATTGTAGAAAGGCCACCCAGTGGCTAATCCCGGCGTTACCTACGAGCAATGGCAAGAGGCTGAACAAGCCTACGCTGCCAACGACGAAAACAAGACGACGGCGGCAAAGTCGCTTGGGATGCCCGCCGCCACATTCCACAACAGGCTGGAACGGGGACGCACTCGTTACGGCGATGGCGGGAAACGTTTCAGCGGTGCCACCACACTCCGCAAATACCAGTACGAAGAAAGCGGCGACACGGTTCTTGAGTGGACCCGTACCAACCCCGGCCTTGAAGAACAGGTCGCGGCCATCAAGGATGTGGTGCGCGAGTTTGCCAAGCCCGTTATTAAAATTCCCAAGGCTCCGCTTAAATACGGCAGCGATGTAATCCCGTGGTTTCAGATCGGTGACGCGCATCTGGGTATGCTGGCGCATGAGTCTGAGACAGGCCAGAATTTTGACCTCAAGATCGCAGAACGCGAACTATGCCAAGCCTTCGCCATGCTGATTGACGAAAGCCCGTCGTATGAACGGTGTGTCATAAACGACCTTGGCGACTTCACCCATTACGAGAACATGAAAGCCGAGACTGAGGCTTCAGGCCACAGGATGGACGCAGACGGCAGGTTTCCCAAGATGATCGGCGTCTATAGCAGGGTCATGCGTTTCGTAGTGGACCGCTGTTTGACCAAGTTCATGCACGTTGATGTGATTATCAATCAGGGCAACCACTCCCGAACCAACGACATTTGGATGGCCGAGCTTCTGCGGTGTGCCTATGCAGATCGGGACCGTGTGCATGTGCTGGACAACTCCGGTGCGTTCATTCCCTATCGGATGGGAAATACGTTCGTGATGACGCACCATTCAGACAAGGCCAGGGGCGAACGGCTCATTCAGGTGATGTCAAATGATTACCGCCAGGACTGGGGCGAAACTGAATTTCACTACATCGACGTCGGCCATTTGCACCACAAGCAGCGCAGCAAGGAAGACGGCGGCGCGACGATTGAAATGTGGAATACCCTTGCCCCTCGTGACAAGTACGGCAACGACGGCGGCTGGCGTTCGCATCAGTCCATGACGCGGGTGGACAGAAGCATGTATTATGGCGAGGTCGGTCGCCGCATCCTTCCCATTCGCGAGGTGCGTGACGCATTGAAACGCGCCCACGTTGACGGCTATTGCCCGCCTGAGCGCAGGAAAGTCCATACAGTATGACCGAAATGTCAAGTCACACTGCGCATAAACGGCCATCGGTAAAGGAATGGGACTTCATATACGCACCTTTGCACGGGTTTCTTGTTTCCATGGCGCAAGGGTGGCACATTGCCCCTGGCCCGAACAAGGAACCTGCCTTCGTCGGGACACACCACGGCAAATATTCAATTCTGATGATGAGGGACGTATGAAGCGTGAAGAGATACTCGCCGCCGCTGCTGACATTATAAGTGGCGACCGCCAGAAGGACTACGGCGACTGGTCCGACAACGCCGAAGACATTGCGTCCATGTGGACCGTTATTCTGGGCAGCAACGTTTCAGCCCGTCAGGTCGGATTGTGCATGATAGCCCTGAAGATGGTCAGGCTCAAGCGCGGGCCTCACGAAGACAGCTTTGTGGATATTTGCGGGTATGCCGCACTTGGTGGCGAGAGTGATGATTGAACACATCCGTGACCACGTATTCCCCGCCGCGTTCTCGCTCCTGCCTGAACGCATGGATAGCCCGGAAGCGCGCACGATGCTGTTGGCCATCGGCTTGCAGGAAAGCCGCTTTGACCATCGCCACCAGATCGGCGGACCGGCCCGTGGATTTTTTCAATTCGAGCGTGGCGGCGGCGTCCGGGGCGTTCTCAATCACCACGCATCCAAGCAACACGCCATCGTTGCCTGCCGGGGCCTCCGATATTACGACATGGCCGATAACGCCATTTACAGCGCCATAGAGCACAACGACACGCTTGCGTGTGTGTTTGCGCGTTTATTGCTCTGGACGCTGCCCCAGCGGCTTCCTACGACATCGGAAGATGGTTGGGCGCAGTATCTGGATGCGTGGCGTCCCGGTAAACCTCACCCCGAAACGTGGCCCGCATTTTACGAACAAGCGAGCCGCACAATCAAAGGAGACTGACATGAAACCCTGGTACACCTCGAAAACATTATGGGCCAACATCCTCGCTGGCGGTGTCACCGTCGCGGGCGCATTTGGTCTTGACCTTGGCCTCGACCCTGAAGGGCAGGCGCAAATTGTCGCTGGTGTGATGGTTGTCGTCAACGTGGTGCTGCGGCTTGTTACGTCTGAGCCTATCGGCAAATGACCCTTTGGCTTTTCATGGGATTCGGGGCCGCTCTTTTGGGTGGCCTCGTTTTCTTTTTGTGGCGCGGGGAACGTGCAGGACGTAATGCGGAGAAAGCCGACAATGCACAAGACGCTCTGGACGCAATCGACAATGCCATTAAGGCTCGCGATGATAGCAGGGCTGATGCTGACAAGCGCGAGCAGTTGCGCAACAAATACCGGGGAACCTGATCCGTTCTGTGTGATCGGCGCACCCCCGGCTGAATTGATCCCCGAGGCGGGAAGCCCGCACACATGGATTGACGACTTCATCGCCGTTCACTCGGTGACGTGTTGAAAGTCGTTCGCGTTGACTGGATAGACGCCCAGCACCCCGCTGGGGAATGGGTGTCCCGTGACGCACTGGAAGGCCCGTTGCCTATTACCCAATCGGTTGGGTTTCTGGTGTGCGTCAAACGGCGGAAGGTTCTTCGCTGATCTCTTTCCGCAATTGCCCAAGCAGGCAATATCGCGCCGTTTCGTCGGGGTCTGTGTTCTCGTGAAGTTTGGCGATGAACGCTCGGATGCACTGGCGAGCCGTGGTGCGGTCGGATGCCGTCACGGCTGTCCCGTCGCTCTGGGCTACATGGTGCCTCCATTCCGACGCCGCCCGCGCTGCCGCTTCCATCGCTTTACTCTGGGTCATGTGCCTGGCTCCGGTGTTGGTGGTGGAATCGTTCTCCCCTGTGGGTTGGACCTCAATAAGGGCGTTAGCCTCTTTCACCCAATCAAAATGCAACAATGAATCTGGTTTGGCGATTTTACACAGATTGCCCAAGGCCTCCCGCATCGCCTCTATCTCGGCGTCACGCTCGGCAAGGGCGTCTGCGGCTTCAATTTCACGTTGGGCATCTTGTGCGCTGTAGTAATCAAGACCATCCGTGCCGCCGTGTCTGCGCTGGAAACCGTTGGCACGACCACGCAACCGCTCTATCAGGTCACTCATAACGCGCTCTCCTTGGTGGTGAGCGTCTCGCCAATGAGGGCCATACAATCGTCATAAGACTCGGCCTTCGCCCGGCTGATGGCCTTGTGTTCGTCGTCCCGGCCTCGCTTGGCATCATCCATGCGGTTGTCGCGGAGTATCGCGATCTGTCGTGCCAACGCGCACAGCGCCTCATCACGGGCTGTCTGGATGGCTGATTTCAATTCATCGTTCATAGCTTCACACTCCGATTATTCGCATTCTGCGTTCTCCATATCTCGATCCGCATCTGCGCTGCCACACGCCGCGCGCGGTTCACTTCGTCAGCCGTGACGGCATCCCTCATCGTTTCAAGATGCTCCTGGTAAGCAGAGCTGGCATAGGCCCACCGCTCCCTGCCGCCCTCCGACGTTTCTGGCGATTGCGATGCCAGAATTGCCTTCAAGCTCTTCCGGTATTCTTCCGCGTGAACCCGCTCACCGCGCAATCGTCCGGCTTCTGGGCTGTTGGAAATCAACCAGTCAGCTGCCTTTTCCACGGCGTCATCTTCAATCATCTCACACCTCTCCGTTTATCCCGATCAAGTCCCGCGCCCAATGCGTAACCACATATTCGTCTTCATCTAGGACTTTATTGCTAACAGCATCTCGCATCGGCACCCACCACTGATGGTGGTCATCTTCAAGACCGAGAAAATCATAAACAGCAACAAAGTAGGCGCGCATAGATTTGCGTTCGCCCGGACATTGACCTTCACACCTAATCAAAAAGCTACGCCGAACGGTGTAACTCGGCCACGGCTCAACAGACGGCAACTCGTCTTCAATATCAACCCAATCCATCATCAGCCTCCGCCGCCAGCGCCATCTGAGCGTCACCCAGATACAATCTGGACTCTTGAATGCTCCATTGCAGGTTGAACACTTCGTCGCCCGTCTTCACGACGGCATCAATCTTTTCAAGGCCCGCAATGATCTCCTCCATTGCCGTCGCCATATTGTCGATGATGCCCAGCACGTTGTCGTTGTCCATCAGCGCACCTCCGGGGCGAAGGGAATCGAATCATCCAGGTCAGGCCCGCCGCCGTTATAGCCGCCCTGGTTGGTCGCGAACCCGCCCCGGTCATCGTCGGCGGAACCGGCCTGCTTGCCGTCCAGCATGACCAGCGTCCCGCCAAACCCGCGCAAGACAACCTCCGTGCTGTATTTCTCAACGCCGCTCTTGTCCTCCCATTTGCGCGTCTGGAGCTGGCCCTCAAGATAGACCTTGGAACCTTTCTTCAGGAACCGGCCTGCGATGTCGGCCAGCTTGCCGAAAATCACCACGCGGTGAAACTCGGCCTTCTCTTTCTTCTGGCCCGAACTTTTATCAGTCCACGATTCAGACGTGGCTACGGTCATGTTGCAGAGGGCATCACCGCTTTGCATCTTTTTGGTTTCGGGGTCGCGGGCGAGATTGCCGATCAGGGTTACCTTGTTGATTGATCCGCTCATGTCTCATTCTCCATTTGTGGTTCGTTGGTGTACACGCCGCCGCACACCAGTTCGTGTGCTTCCTCGACCGTCATTGCGGGGTTGGCAGCCAGCAGGGCTTCGATCTCGTTGTCCTGCATATCCATCATCCAATCTTTAACACGTCCCATGATTGCCTCCTATGCCTGGAATGAAATGTTATCGGCCTCGCGGGCCTTGATATAGTCGCGGCGGCGTTCGACTGTGCCTTTCAGCCCGAGAACATCACCACCGTCGCCTTCCACCAGAACGGGTCTGTCCTTCATTGCCTGCGCAATCAGCGGCTTGGCGTGTTTGATGATGTCGTTAAGGCTGGCCTCGTCTTCCACTGCCTCGACTTCAGTCTGAAGTTCGTGAAATTCTTTGCCCAGCGCAGTCCTGTTAAGCGGCCCGTGCCATACAGTGACGTTGGCCTGTTCCTTGTCATACAGAGCAAGGCCGAAGGGATTGCCGAACGTCATCAGCGCACGTTTCATGGCGTCCGTCTCGGCTTCCTTGATGGCGGACTCAAACGCATCACCAAGGTCTTTTGCGATACCAGAGCCGTAGCCAATACCCTCGCGAACAACCTCACCAACGGTAACGCGGACCTTTGCCAGATACGCAACCCGCGCCTTGTCGTTGACCTCACGCGGTTCCCCGCACTGTTCCAGCAACACGGTTTCACGGTTCCAGACGTCAAAGCCGAAGATCCGATTGGCTTCCGAGATGGCCTGCCAGCCCTCGATGTAGGACAGTTCAAACCCCGCCTGCTTGCGCTTCTTCACCTTGTTCGATGACAGGGGCGCATCAAGTTCGGCGTTCTGTTCTGGTGTGAAAGTCATTCCAATTCCTCCAGTTTCTTGTCCATCTCGGTGACAATCCTGCCAAGGCATTCGTATGCGTCCCTTATGCGCCCGACACATGGGTAGGGCAACCTGCCTTCAGTGAAGTAGGTTCGCGCAAGTCGGTTGGCATGAACCTTCACCTGGTCGGCGTCCCATCGCGCCCATTCGTCATCCATTATCACTCTCCCTCAAGTCACATTATACACGATTACCAGCGCAATGATAACCACCGCGAAGATGCAATCGCTGTTTCTATTCACCCACGACTTGCGCGGGCGTCCAGGATGGAACCGCTTTGCCCCGTGGTCCGTTGTTTCGCGGACATTGCGACAGGCGGTGTTGATCCAGTAGCGGTTCATGTCAATTCTCCATCGCAAAGTTGAGAGAATGCCGCGCCCGGTCTGCGTCTCGGCGGGCTGCTGATAGGTACACCCACTTCACATCCCCGCCCACTCGTCGGGCTTTGGAAATGTTTTCCCGCGCTGCGGCTGCGTGGATGATGTGCCACTTGAAGCCGTACATCTTGGCCCAAGGCAATCCGTGATCTACTGTCGGTAATTTCACGGCGTACCCCCTTCGGCCATCATGTCGCGGCGCTGGTCACGCAGCCAGTCTCCGTGATCCTCACGATCCCCTGCCGCGCGTTCCATTGCGGCGGTTTCAACGTCGGCCACGTCGATGCCGTCGCGGATCAACCCCTCCAAGACCCTGCCCAGCGCGTCGGTGGGCATGGGGCCGTAAGTGTAGATGAAATTTCCCCGCGCATCGCGGTCCATTCCGGTGATGACCTCAAGAGCGCCCAATTCAATCTCGGGCGGTGACCCTGGGTCTGCGTGTTCCGGCAAGCAATTCACGCGGGCCGGTTCGCCGTAGCTGCTCACCTCGACCAGGATGCGGCCTTCCAGATCGCGAACGCCATGCGCCTCGGATGTGAATGCGAAGTCGTAGAAGAAACTGTCCATATTCTCTCCCGTTTCAGAGTGGGGCGCGGCCCTTGTAATACCGCGCCCCTGAATCAACCCTGAACTTTCTCCTGTTAGTGTGCGGCCTGTACAAACCCCAGACCGCGAAGGGGTCAAGCGATGGCGGAAAGCCGTGCCTGTGGTGCAGCCACTTTCCGCGCAACCATATCAGCAGGCAGGCGCACGGTAACGGATCGACTGTTGCGCTCGATAACCTCGCAATCCGAAGCGAAGACGGGCGCGTTAGGAACCCATGACGGCTTCGCGCTTGTGGAGCAGCGCAGCGTTTTTGCCCCGCCCCGACGCTGCGTGAACAGCCTCAAGTCGCCATCAGGTTCCCGCTGGATGCGTAGCAGCCCGAAATCCTCGCCCGATCCCCAGAGGATGTTCACCCGGTCGCCCTTGGTCAGCCCGAGTTGGTCGGCAAGGTCGGGACCGATTGCGATGGCGATGTTGCCGCCCTTGTGTTTGGCAATCCGAAGACCCCTGACCGGGCGCTGGATGCTGTTTTTCTTCGTGTTCGTCAAAACTTCAAACATCTCACTCTCCTGTTAAGCCCCTGTTTGGTCGGGCATTCCCTTCGTCAATGACGATGCAACCCTTCTACGCGCCTGATTTTAGCCCGTCAACAAAAAAGTTTCGACCTGGTTTGATCCGCGCCCGTTGATCTCATCGCGCGGAATGGGGTATCATAGGTCATGCGGAATATGACGCGCTCCGCTATCCCCAGCGTTGAGCGCGGCATAGGCGGCGCTGGTTCTCTCCCGGCCAGCGCCGCCGCCCTTTTGTGAGGTATAATGACCGAACCCGTCATCATAGGCGATTGCACGCTGTATCTGGGTGACTGCCTCGACATCCTGCCGACGCTGGGCAAGGTCGATGCTGTGGTGACATCGCCGCCATACGACGACCTTCGGCAGTACGGCGTCGGGCAACCTTCTTTTGTTTGGATGGATTATATCCGCCCGATGGCTTTTTCATTAGTTGGTGGCGGCGTGATTGTTTGGAATGTCGCTGACAGTGTGCGCGATGGATCAGAAACAGGAACGTCGTTCCGGCAAGCACTTGAGTTTATGGACGCTGGCCTGCGCCTCCACGACACAATGCTTTACCTCAAGACCAACGTAAATTTCCCCGACGCCGTCAGGTATGAAAACGGGTTTGAATATATGTTTGTTTTCAGCAACGGCGCACCAAAGACGTTCAACCCGATCAAGGACCGACCCAATAAATACGCCGGACTAGCGATGCATGGAAC